TTGTATAATTGGTTCTTCAACCCATATAGCATAATATATCTTATCACTATCACCTATTGCATCAATTAACATAGTAGCATGTTCTTCATCAATATGTTCAATGTCTTCTGACCAACCATATAATGTATATCCTTCTTTATTTGCATCTATATCAGAAGTTGAAACAACAGTACCAGTTGGACCTGTTATTGTCTTAAGTACTTCATCACCATCTTTAAATATGATAGTATAAGTTTGTTCAGGTTCTGGTTCTTCTTCTTGAATTGTAATAGTAATATCAAATGATGTTGATGCAGAAGTATGGTAATCATCACCTGCATAAGTTGCTGTTATAGTTGCATTACCTTCACCAATAACTTTTAATTGATTATTAATTACTTTAACAACTTCTTCATTGGAAGATTCATAAGTAATAGTTGCATCTAAGTTATCATCACCAGTAAGAGTAGGAGCTTCAAATTCAATAGTATCACCAACTTTAGCATTAGAAATATTAATATTATAATCTTCTGGGAATTCTAATGTCATGTCAATTTTATCAATAATAACTTGGGCTGCACGAACTCTAAATCTAAGTTGTGTAAATGCATATGTTCCGTAATAATCTGGTTCTGTACATATACAAACATTTACATTAGCATTACCTAAAAGACCGGCATATGTTGTAAAATGTCCTTCTTGATTTATTTGCAATACTTTTTCATTTGTAGAGAACAAGAATACATTATTATTTGTTGAGTTTTCAGGAATCATATGGTGTGGAAAAATATCTCCTTCATCACCGGCTGTTATATCTCCATATAATGTTGTTGGTACACCATTATCTAAGAATTCTATTTGAGTTGGTTGAATTCTAAATCTTTCTTCAACAGTATTATAATGGTCATGAACAGTTGTCCAATTATCATAGTAATATTCTCCTGCATCATCTAAAGCTTCAAAATCCACTTCATCATATCCACCAAGAATATTCTTTTCATAATATTGAACACTACCATCTTTTACTAATTCTGAATTATCTTCGACTTTTATGAATTTTGAACCATCAGGAATATAGCAAGTAGTATTACTAGATAAGTTAGAGAAGAATCTAGGAGGATTAGAAGTATTGAACTTCATTTCTTTAAGAGAGATACATCCATCAAATACATTAGGACCAATATATTCAATTGAACTAGGAACATTGAATTTTGTCAAGTTTGAACAATTCTCAAATGCATTACGCTTAATCATAGTAATTCTTTCTGGAATACTAACTACATTTGTCAAATCTTCACAATCTTTAAATGCATAAGCACAAATTTCATTGGTACTATCTAAACCAATCCTTACATTATGTACACCAGCAGTAGAGAAAGTATATGTGAATGGTAGAACTGTTGACTCATTCAAAGTAATGTTTTGACCATCTACAACTAATTTATTTATCATAATTATTAAAATTTATATTATTTTATGCTTCATATAATTTGATTTCTTTATCATATACATCAACAACTTCTAATACACCTTTATATGTATTAGATTCTTCATCATATGTAGGTTTATCTAAATATATTTCAGTATCATTATAAGTGAAGAATGCTGGTTGATAATCAATCTCTTCTTGTGCTGGTATATATGTTAATACGTTCTTAGAAACATATGTTTTTTTACCAACATATTTAGTTGAAGAAATTTTAGTAATCATATATGTTTTGTCGGTGAATTTTACTTCTTCATTATCGGCATTAATATATGTAAAATATTCAGGAACAGGATTTACACAACCATAATAAGTTAATTGAACCTTTTCTTTATTATGATTGATTTTATTTTGTCTATTAGAGTTATTACTAAATGATAATGTTATAGTTCCCATTTATGTTTCACCAAATCTTTTATTAAAAATAAAACTAAGATATGAATAAAAAAATTATTTTAAAATAAACAATTAAACAAAATGGCATCTAATCTATTCATCAAACATATGAAGCCTCGTAAAAATGGGTTTTATAAACAAGGGATAGTTGATCCAAAATCATGTCATAAATATGCAGACTCTTGTAAATCTGATCCAATCATATATAGAAGTGGATTAGAGTTACAATTTATTCAATATTGTGAAAATAACTCTAATATTGTCAAATGGGCTTCAGAACCAATTAAGATTCCTTATTATTCAAGATTAGATAAAAAGGAATGTAACTATTATCCTGACTATATCTTAGAGAATAAAAAAGGTAATAAAGTTATTGTTGAAGTAAAACCATATAACCAAACATTAAAGCCTGATTTAACTGATAATGCTTGGCTTAAAGAACAATGGATAAAGAATATTGATAAATGGACTGCCGCTAAGAAGTTTGCTGATGAACATGATATGAAATTTATTATTGTTACTGAAAAATTTTTTACATAATTTATGCCTTTCTTAATTACTAAATCAGATAGAAATAATGAAGAAGAACAACAAAGTTCTAAACTAGATAAATTACATAATCTTCATGATATTGATAGATTTATATATGATGCTGATTCGATAGATGCATTTAGAATGGATGAAGCTATTAATGAACACCCACTATCACATAGACCAACCAATATTAGATCTAAGTTAGCTTATGCTGATATTTTGAAGATTTGTAAACCAACAACTAAATATTTGCTTCCTGGACAAATTTCAATATTTGGGTATAGTGAACCTAAATATAAAGAAGAGCTTGAATATTATGACAAGACACCTATGACCATTTTCTTAGGTATATTTAGAACAAAGAATGGTGATATTCGTGAGTTAGGCCTTAATATTCATTATTATCCACCAAGAGTTAGACTTAGAATATTGAATTCTACTTATGAAGTGTTTAAATCTCATTTCCAAAAATATTTCAATGATGCCCCAGAAAAACCTGCCCCATTTATAAACTATAATGCTGTTAAACATATAATGAAGCATAATATTAAAGTTGGTTTTGGCATTAAAGAATATATTCCGGTTCTTCGTGGTAATACATATGTTCTTCCAACTAGATTATTACCTACTGCATTTTTTACTGAGGGTCACTTCAATCGTGCCACACTTGCTCAAATCCAGAAATTTTGGAGACAGTTTTAATTAATAAAAATTAACATTTTACTATTTTAATAAAAATATATCTTTATTAATATGACTGATGAAGAGATAATTAATATTATTAATTCATATAAATATTTTAAATTTAAAACAATATATAATAAATTAAATAAAGAACAATTAGAATATATTTTAAATAGATATAATGATACATCAACATATAAAGAAAATATAATACGTATTTATAATCATATAGACGAACGGCCAAAATGTCCAATATGTGGAAATTATTGTAATTTAACAAATAGAAACGTTTATGGTAAAACATGTGGAAGTAAATATTGTCATAGAAAAATTATATCAAATGAAATAAAAGAAAAATGTATTAAAGAATATGGAGTAAATTCAATATTAGATATACCACATATTAAAGAAAAATTTAAAAATACTTGGAAGTTACATACTAAAAACCAAACAGAAAATATTATTAATAAGCGTAAACAGACATGTTTAGAGCGTTATGGAGTTGATAATAAAGCGAAATTAAATGAAACGAAACAAAAAATGTTTCAAACTAATTTAAATAAATATGGACATATATGTTCTGCTCAAGGTGAAGAACAAAAAATAAAATCAAAAATTACTTGTCAAAAATTATATGGTACAGATTTTGCTGCCCAATCAGATATTGTTAAAAATAAACAATATGAAACAAAAAGAGAAAATGGTACATTAGGTGGTCCACATTCAAAACAGGAAGATCAGTCATATAAGTTATTAAAAGAAAAATATCCAGATGTTATAAGACAATATAGAAGTGAATTATATCCATTTAATTGTGATTTCTATATACCGAGTTTAGATCTTTACATAGAATGTAATTATTATTGGACACACGGTGGAAAATTATATGAAGGAACAACAGAAGATAATAAATTATTACAACATTGGAAAAAACACAATACAAAAGGATATAATGCCGCTATATATAATTGGACATATACAGATATATTAAAATTTAATACGGCAAAAGAAAATAATCTAAATTATAAAGTATTTTATAATCTAGATGAATTGAAAAAATATATAGAGACACAATGAAAAAATTTTGTATAGTAATTCCAATTTATAAAGAAGAATTAGATCCTATTGATAAGTTATCATTAGAAAGGCTTCATAAAGTTATAAAAAATAAGTATGATATTTATTTAGTTAAATCAAAATCATTAGATGCTAAAAACTATTATAAGATATTAAACCAAAAGAATGTTTATGAAGTAATATTTGATGAAAAATATTTTGAAAGTACATCATCTTATTCACAATTATGTATACAATATGATTTCTATGATAAGTTTTCAGATTATGAATATATGTACATTTATCAAACTGATTGCTATTTGGTAGAAGACAAATTAGAAGAATGGTGTGATCAAGGATATGAATATGTTGGGCCTCCAATTATATCAAATAATGCAAATTGGAAAGATTATAAACATAAAGATAAATACGAACCACAAGTTGGTAATGGTGGATTTAGTTTAAGAAAGATAGAAGTCTTCAAGGATATTACTAATCCAGAAGGAGAATTTCGAAAAAAATATAATTTGGGTGATGATAAATTAAGTAAAATTATTTTTGAAGATAAATATTTCTTGAATGATATTTATGATTTTTATGAAATTATAACACCAAATTGGATAGAAGCATTATCATTTGGGATGGATATGAATGTTGATATAATATATGATGTAATGAAATATCAAGGACTTCCAATGGGTATACATGCTTGGGGAAAGAATATTAGATATTGGCAAAATGTATTAGAAGAATTAAAAGATAATAAAGAAGTTATAGATTTTTGTGAAGATAAATATCAAGAATTCTTCAAAGTTTATTATGAACAAGAAAATAACGATAATAAAGAATAATGAGGATTTGTGTATTATGTATGTCATGTAATCAAGATATATATATATAAATATCAAGAAATGGTTGCACGAAATACATGGATAAACCATTTAAAAGAAGAAGATATTGATGTTTTTATTTTCACTTCAGGAAAAGAAAATCTAATAGATGATGATAAAATTTATTGTGATGTTTCTGATGATGTAAATCATACTTATGAAAAAACAATTTGTGCATTAAAACAAATTGATGTTTATAAATATGATTTTATAATAAGAACTAATCTTACTACATATATAAATGCTAAAACATTAATATTATATTGTCAATATTTGAAAGATAATGATTTTGATATATCTAATGGTTGTTTATGTATTAAAGATAATTTAATACATTATAGAGGAAATAGTCTTATAATGAATAAAAAGGTATTTAATTATCTTTTAAATAATATATATGATAATAAAGAATCTAAACAAGATGATTTTATATTTCAAGAGATATTTAAGAATATTCCTTATTTGAAGATACATAGTGCACCGTTTAGATATTATTGTAATGAAGGACATTTCTTAGATCACCCACAATCTATCAAGAATATTGATAAAATAAATTGTGAAGGGATAGTATTTATAAGCTATAGAATTACTGGATTGGATTTAAGATATATTGAGTTAGGAAGATGTTACGAAATAGATTCAATATATAATAAATTAGATAATAATTGCTTTAAAGATAATTTGAATATGATTATGAATATGGATATTTTTAGATTTATAAAAGGAGATAACATCATACAAGAAAATTCTAAAATACAAATATCATGATTTATTTTTATATAAAAATACTAACAAGTATACATGAAAAAATTTAGTAAGTATATTAATGAAGGATGTGTTACAGCTGATGTTAATCAAGGTAATGCATATTCAAATACTGGAGTTACTAATCATCTAACACCTGTTGGAAATATAGTTACACAAATACGTAACTTGTTCTCTCCATTAACTGGTGTTGTTGCATCAGTAGCAGAAGATGGATTCTCTGTTAAGTTGAATTCTTCAAAGTTTGTAAGTCAAGAAGAAGTTAACAAGATATTATATGATACTAATATTATGAGAGGAACATCGTTAGCATCATATATTATGCAACAAGGTTTATCTGTTATGAAGATGATTAATGTTGGCCAATACTTTATCGTTTATTTCTGTCCTAATGATATTAAAGGAGCTGGAAAGACGGATGAAGTACCAACAAATATTCCTTGTAAAGAAATGCAAGAATTAGATATTGAAGAAACAGAGATGTTTTCATTAATCAAAGAATCGGATGATGATGAAGAAATTCAAGATATAACACGTCAAAAGATTTCAGAACTTATTGCTTCTAAAGATAAAGTTAAAGCAGCTAAGCAACTTGAACTTTTATTGACACAAGAATTAGAATTGCCACGTGAATATTATTTTGCCGGTGTTAAATCTAAAGATGGCGATGAATCAATTGCTCTTCGTTGGAAATATACTAAGAATCGCCCACATAATAAGACAGCTGAAAATGTTAGGAGTATCTTGAATATCTATGATATGACTGGTGAAGGTATATGGGTACAAGATTTTGATAAAGATTCTATGGTAACATTACCTGATGAAGTAGACAAACTTATTCATAGTGTTCTTGATTTCTTAGGTGCTGAAGAGACAGATAATCCTGCTGTATGGTCATTAGAAGGTTCAGAACCAGGTAAGAAAAAAGACAAAGATGAAGATGATAAAGATAAGAATAAAGAATCATCTAAAGTTGGTGGCAAAGATTTGAAAGATAATAAAGTTTCTGATGACGATGATGATGAAAATGATGATAGTCGTGGAGACAAATCAGATGATCTTTTATAATATATGAAAAGTTTAACCGATATAATTCAGGAAAAACTCAAAGTCAATTCTAAAACACAAGTTTATAAAGATATATCTGATTGGTGTATAGCAGCACCATATAATGATTTATTTGATATATTTGATAAAGAATTTGGAGATTATAAATTTGAATTTAGGCCAAATGATTATATTTTTGTAATGCAACCTAAGCAATTAGAAAAATATATAGATAATCCAAAACTATTCTTATTTAAAATACCGAATAGATTTAAAAGTATGGATGAATTTATTGATGCATTAAGAAGAAAAGAAATTAAAGTTGATGAATTGAAAGATTGGACTCCTGAAAAATAAATTAAAATTAATAATATAACTAAACTATATTAAATAAATAGCAACGACGACAAAGTCTGGAAACAGATAAATGTCGTATTTAAATCAGAGGAAATTTATATACGGCGCAGTAAAAGTCGAATGAAAATCAATTTTTGAGGCAAAAAATTGGGTATGATTTTTTGAAGACTAAATGTATGTATTGGCCAATTTAGATCCAAGTAATTTAGCATACATGAAAACTAAAAAAATTAAAGTACAATGATTATGAGTAGAAAAAAGAAATTTAAGAGAGTTTTATTATGCGCATTATTAATTTCACTACCTTTTATACAACCATTTATGAGTAATGCGAATGATATAAATGATGATAAAAGTGTAGCAATGTGTATAACTAATGATACTATGAATTTTGACACAGTGGTGTTTGGACAAATGTTAAGTTTTAAAGATAGTATCAAAAATGAACTTATTGGTGAAGTTGAGAATTATATATTCAATAATTATCCTAAGACACATAAAGATGTTCCAACATTAATTGTGGAAAATGGATTAGAAAATGATATTGATATATTATTCATGATGGCTCAAACACAACAAGAGACAGGATATGGAACTCTTGGTGCAGGAAGAGAAAAATCAAGACGTTCACTATTTGGTGTTGCAGTTCGTAAATATACAAATTATGAAAATGCTGTAGTGGATTATATACGAATACTTAAGAAAAGTTATTTGACAAAAGGAAGAACTGAACAACATTTAATGAAGAGATATGTTACAACAAATGGTGGAAGATATGCATCTGATTCAAATTATGAAGCTACATTACGTAAGACTTATAATAATATATCTCGTCAAACTAAAATAAAGGAACTACAGAACAAATATATGGAATCATAGAAATATGGTTGATAAGTTAAAAACATATATTAGTAAATATTTAGATAGAATATTAGTTTTTATTGTATTTCTATTTATGATATCATTATTAATCACAGCTGTAAGAAGTTGTCAAGATTATAAAGATAGAAACAATAATAATGTCGTTGCGCTTACAGATTCTATCAAATATTACAAGACTAAATATGGTGAAGTTTATGTATCTAAGACATTATTAGAAGGTGACTTAAGTACATTGAAAATTGTTAATGATAGTCTTTATCAAACTATCAAAGATATGAAGTTAAATGAACCAACATCTGTAGTTTATATTGATAATACTATTGATAATGGTGCTAAAGATACTTCATGGGTGGTTATTCCTCCAGTCCCATCAGGTGGTGATTCGACAATTATGTTCTACCCAATGATCACTAAAAATTTCGAATTCAACAACAAATTTAGAGAGCTTGAAGGTGACGTAACCATTAAAGATACTACAATGAATCTTAGTATCAAAAAAGATAAAGTTTTCTTAGACTATACATTGGCAATTGAAGACAATAAGGTTTATGTCAAATCTAATAATCCTTATGTACAATATAACAAAATTCAAGGTATTCAATTACCTCAACCTAAGAAAAGATGGACAACTTTAGTAATTGGTCCTTCTGTAAGTTATGGATATGATTTTAGAAGTCAAAAATTTGGCCCATCAATCAATTTAAGTCTAACTTATGGAATTGATTTAGGAAATCTATTTAGAAAATAAATAAATATATTTATGATGACTGATATGAAGTTAACTTCTAAATTTAATGCTGGTGATTTAATTTGGTTTTTTGAACAAGGTCAAGTAAAATTCTTTGAAGGTACTATTAATGATGTACAATCATGGGATAAATGGAGTGGATTCCGTTATGATGTTCAACACATTGATCAATCAGGAAATTCTATGAATTATAATATTGATGAAAGCAGACTTTATAATTCTAAGCAAGAAATTCTTGAAAATCTTTTTGAAGAAAATGGAACAATCCCTTCACCTGACGCACCAGTTGAATCTTAATAATTTAAATTATTATTTACTAAAGGAGTATACATAGTATACTCCTTTTTATTTTGCAAATATTTAATACTTCTGTACACTCAGTTACTATTTTAACTAATAAATGATAAATATTAAACTAAATTATTTTTAATAATCTAGTGTGCTTTAAAATAATTAATTATATTTAACAAAATTTAAATATTATTAATTATTTTTGAATTAAATAAACTATATTATTATATAATTAACTATAAAAATATATTAATTAAATTCTATAGATTATATGATTAATTGGTCTATGAAAGAATTGGTGTCTATCTATTCATATAGTAACATCAATGAAGATCGTAAATGTACAAAATCTGTGAGAATTAACGGGCGACTTTATGATAAGCATGGTGTAGATTGTGCTACTACTGCTGTTGCTTTAATTTATAAAGTATTTGACCCAAGTATTAACCATAGTAAATTTGCCGTATTAGTCGGTATAGCACGTCAAAGTCCTGGTGATACAGTATTGACTTTAGAAATGGGTGAAGAGATTGCAACAGAAAATGCAATGATTAATCCAGTAATGGTAATTGAATACCCAAATGAACCTGATGAGAATGCAATCTATTGTTTAGTACGTTCATATATTGTTGGTTTACCAATCCAATTTGTAAAGACTAAACAAGAAATGGAAGAAGAAGGTCGTGATATGAGTCAATATAATCGTAATATTAGAAAGATAAAATATTATGATGAGTATTATCAAGAGTTCAAAAAAATATTTCTCGATGAATAATGAATGCAGATAATATTCAAGAATTTGGATATACTGAAATGTATGAATGGGCGGTAGTTCCAAATAATGAAGCAAGATTAGGACGTTTTGTAACATTTGACAAAGAGAAACATAATATGATTGTACCTGCACATAATGATGACTTTATTTTAGGAGTTACAACAGTTTGTGCAACTGATACATCAGATGATCCAGAAGAATGGAAATTCTCATATCTTTGTAATGAATATGGTGATTTATATCTTAAAAAAGAACGTTTAGCTGTTGGTACTAAACAATATGACCAATTCAATGAGATGAATTATATTCGTACATATCCTTGGGAACATTATATCAAGATTGAGAATAAATATCTTGAAAAGGACAAGAAATATGTCAAACGTTCAAAACGTGTTGAGTGGATTCGTGTAAATCTTGTTGGTAAGACTATTGTAAAGGATAATGGGGAATGCAAACCAGGTCAATTTTGTACTGTTTATTCAGGTAAATTGAAAGAGAATTGGGGTACAGCAGTTCCTTATGATGAAAAGAAGTCTAAGAACAAGAAATTTTATGTATTAGATCGTCTAAGCGAAAATACTATACTAATCTTAAATAAATAAAATTATTATAAGTATGGCAAAAGTAAGTATAATAACAACATTCTATAATGCACAAAATTTTATCTTAGATGCAATCAATAGTATTAACCAACAAATTATTGAAGATGATGTAGAAGTTGAATATATATTAGTCAATGATAAGACTCCTGATAAGAGTTATGAAGTTGCAAAACAATTTGTAGATCTACATGGTAATCCTAAGATTGATTTTAAGTTTATAGAACCAGAAGAGAATCTTGGTTGTGGTGGAGCAAGAAAATTTGGTATTGATCATGCAACCGGTGATTATTTTATGTTCCTTGATGCAGATGACTATTACATGCATAAAGATTTTGTAAATCGTGCAGTAAAAGATATTATCAATGAAGGTGCAGATATTGTTGAATATGGTATTTTATTTAATCAACCAGATGGGCAAAAAATAAATAATACAGCTCCTCAAAAAGCAGTTATTGAAAACAATCCATCTATTGCAGAAATAGCATTATTCAAGGATAATTTGATTAAATTCAATGTTTGGTCAAAAATATATACTCGACAAATTGTAGAAAGTTTTCCTTATTCTACAGTTCGTACATTTGAAGATGTGAGGACAATTCCTCGTTGGATAGCAAATGCTAAGAAAATTGTGATTATGCCAGTAACTGAAATCAATTATAGAGCGGCACAAGGAAGCATTATTAGAAACAATATGGTAGAAACTAGACTTGGTACTATAACTGCTATTAGTGAACTGTTCCCAATATTTAAAGATGATATGAATGTATTAAAAGCTATGTATACCCGCTCTATGGTTGATTTGGAAGCGATGTTACATAACCACTCTTCTAATGATGAAGGATTTAATGCAATGAGCAGATTAAATACTTATATGCTTTCATTTATCTATCCTACAAAATATAAAGAGATGACATTCCATATTGAAGATGAAGGAAAAGAAAAGGAGGAAGAACAACATGATACTCCGGATAAAGAACTTGATGAACTTGAAATAGTTTAAACTAAATAAATATATATTTAATATTAAATATGATTAAAATGACAACTAACGATGCAATAATTCGTTACAATTTTATTTCAAAAGTATTATTCAAAGATGGTGATGCTACATTATCTAAAGATTTGAAAATCAAGGTAATGAGTATGCGTATTGAATATGGTAAAATTAATAAAGTTTTTGAAGAAGATGTACAAGAATTTACTAAAGGTATTCTTGAAGATCGTTTCAATGAACTTCAAAATAAACCAGAACGTACAGAAGAAGAAAATCAAGAATTAACTGATTTTATTAATAAATATAATGCAGAAACTAACGAATATATCAATAAGAGAGCATTAGATGAAGTTGAAGTTAATGATTATTCATTATCTGAAGAAGAATTTGCAGAAATAATGGAAACTAATGCTGAAAAGGATGTAACAATCAATAATCAAAAACTAAATGCTCCTGATTTCTTGGAAGCAATTCATGATTTATTTGTGAAATAAAAAATGGAACCTCGTAAGGTTCCATTTTTGTTATAATATTTATTTATATTATTATTTAGCTTTAATAATAAAATAAACACCAAAATATGGTGGCATATTATCAACATAAGCAGAATGTTCATGATCAAAAAATGTAGTTGGTTCACTTGTTGTCATTACTTTTCCACCACCAGTACCCTCTGCACTGGTACTATTCTGATAATGTTTATCTTTACAATTATATGAACCATCAGGTGCATTACTATCAGTCCAAAAATAATGTTTATGATATGGTACTTGTGATTGTATAAGATTATACATACTGCTACCACCTTTACTTTCATAGTCAATGAAACTCCATTCCCAATCATAATAATCTTCACCAGTCGGTGATTTTATACTTTCACCAGCTCCTATTGGCATACGTCCAGAGAAATCTGGTACATGAATTCTTCCACCTAATACACTATATAATTCTGGATAATCAGAACTTGAAAAGGATTGACCATTACAAATTAACCAATTTGTAGGAGGCGTTGAACTAGGCCACATCATAATAACACCAACAGGAAGATCTTTACTAGTGATAATTTTTTCCCAAGGATCCCATGCTTGTGTATTTATTCTTTGTCGATAATATATTGGTCCATGATGTATAAAATCTAATTGGGTAACCCAATGATCACTTGTTCCATTTTGAACATAATCTTTATTAGATATTTGGAATATATTACCATATGAATTATAACCATCTTTACCTGATATATTTGGCCTATTTGAAGCATTCTCATTATGAAAATAAATTCTGTTTCTATTTAATGATGTTGAATTTAAATCTAAAATTTCAGTACCTCCATGTAATGCATTTGCAAGATCAGAATAACTTGCATAGTTAACTGATTGAGAACTTATGTTTTCTTGTGTTATAAAATTATACCATTGTGTTACATTTGATGTACTGTCTGTTTGTCGTCTATATTGTGGTACATCCCAAAAAGGAAGTCTTATAGTATAATGATAATATGATGCACCATCTCCATGGTTTGCTATAATATAATGTGCCCAAGAACCTGGTCCTGCTGGTGATCCATCAAAAGAATTTTCTGA